TGGTCAGTCTCGCAAGTGTCTAAACCAAAACAGGCTGCAAAGCCAATGATGGTTGTGGTAAATCGCTAAGATTACGGCGGTACTGCTCTTGTCGTTGTCGGGATGATTTGAGCAGTACCACACCACACCAGCAGAAAGTGGCATACTTCCCCTATGGGTATTTTTAATAAGCCAGTCACTAAAGCAGCAATCTCTACACCATCGGTGCAGGCTGCAGTGGGATACGCCCCTACAGGTAACAGCACAAACCCATTAAAAAACCTTTATAACTACCAGTCTGGATTTGCGCGTGATCGTGCCATGACGTTGGCAACTGTGTCTAGATCGCGTGACCTGTTGGCTTCTGTTATTGCTTGCATGCCGTTAAAAATGTACGGCGAGATGTTTAACGATGTCACTGGCGAAATGGAACAAATCCCCCTAGCGCCACGTTCGTGGCTACGCCAACCAGACCCCGCCGTCACTTACAACCACATCATGGCGTACACCCTCGAGTCGCTCTTGTTCTACGGACGCGCTATGTGGTACATCACCGAGCGCACCCAAGATGGCTTTCCTTCGAAGTTTCAACTTTTACCGATGGGCTCTATCCAAACAGCAGACGAGGAAGCCCCAGTTTTCTATCAGCCTTCCAAGGCCATTAGTTTTGCCGGCAACGAACTTGACTATCGCAACGTCATTCAATTTCTTAGCCCAATTCAGGGCATCATTTACAGCTCTGAGCAGACCATTGCTACAGCCTTAAAGGTTGAACAAAGCCGATACAAAAATGCTCAGTCATCGTTGCCGTCTGGCGTTTTGAAGCAAACTGGTGGCGAGCCTTTAAGCGCACAAGAGTTGTCAGAAATTGGCGCTGCTTTCCAAGAGGCTCGACTGACTAGCCAAACTGCTGTCCTTAACGAGTTTTTAACTTACGAGGCGAGCACTGCCACACCTGACAAGATGCTCATGATTGAGTCTGCCCAGTATTCAGCACTAGACCTGGCACGCCTATGTGGTGTTCCCCCCTACCTTGTAGGCGTTGCCACTGGTGCCTATGCCTACACAAGCAGTGAGCAGTCACGCGCCGATCTATACATTTTTGGTGTAAAGCCATACGCCGATTGCATTGCTAGCACATTGTCAATGAATAACGTGCTCCCACGTGGCACCTATGTAAAGTTTGATACAAAGAGTTACCTAGAGGAAAACTATGTAGCAGACAAAATGCCCGACACCGAAATACAAGAAAATACCCAGGAGTCCCTAGCATGATCCGTTTTACCAGCTCAACATTCTCAATAGATGCAGCCCAAGATGGGACACCTAAGCGCACCATCACCGGCATCGCTTTGCCTTACAACACTGAAGCCACAGTCTCAGGTGGACAAGTAGTTTCCTTTCTGCCTGGCTCTTTGCCAACAGACGGCAAAAACCCCAAGCTCTACATGAGCCATGACGCATCTCAGGCCATTGGCCTCGTAAGCGAGAGAACCGATGACGAGACCGCAATGTACTTCACCGCCAAAGTAAGCACCACAGCGTTAGGTGATGAGGCTCTTGTTTTGGCAGCCGATGGCGTGCTCGACTCGGTAAGCGTTGGCGTGAACCCCACCAAATTTACTTTTAACGATGAAGGCACCATGATCGTGGAAGCAGCTGACTGGTTAGAGCTCAGTTTGGTGCCACAGCCAGCATTCGCTGGTGCTACCATAGAAAAAGTTCTTGCAAGTATCCCCACATCAGATGAGGAAATGAGCAATAATACAGAAACGGCACCCGATGAGCCTGAACCCACAGAGCCACAGGAGACCGAAGTGTCAGAAACCCCAGTTCCAGAAGTAATCGAAGCATCAACAGTTTTTGCTCAGCCGAAACGCAAGTTTGATCTCCCAACACCTGGCGAATATCTCGCTGCTATGCATATCGGCGGCACCACGTTTGACAACGTCGCTGCAGCAGCACGCGACTATGTTGCTTCCAAGCAATCAGCTTTTCAATTTGCAGCTGGTGACGTTCTTACAACCGATACGCCAGGACTCTTGCCAGTTCCAGTGCTCGGACCTGTGTTCGCGAATCTTAACCAACAGATTCGCCCAGTAGTTGCAGCTATTGGTGCTCGCGCCTATCCAGACGGTGGAACTCAAAAGACTTTTATCCGCCCAACATGGACAACTCACACCAGCGTTGCAACTCAGAGCACAGAGCTTTCAGCAGTGTCAGCAACCACTCCTGTGATTGCCTCAAATGTGGTCGGCAAAACTACCCTAGCTGGGCAAGTTCAGCTCTCAATTCAGGATGTGGACTTTACGTCACCCGGCTCAATGGACATCATCATTAACGATTTGATGGGCCAGTACATGCAGGCTTCCGACAATCTTGCTGCTGACGGTCTTGTTGCTGGTGCAGCTGCATCAGGCGCTACATGGACAGTTACTGCTAACGATCCGTCAAGCCTCATCTCGGCTATCTACACAAGCGCATACAACATTCTGTTGGCCAGCAACTTCTTGCCTGACCACATCTTTGTTTCACCAAACGTATGGCAGGCTTTGGGTGCACAGCTTGATGTTGATAAGCGACCAGTGTTCCCATACGTCGGTGCAGCTGGACTGATGGGCGTAAACGGTATGGGCTCAGCCGATATCACTGTGGCTAACACTTTCAACCCATTCGGCTTGAACCTTGTCGCTGACCGCAACTTTGCTGCTGGCACTATGGTTGTAGCTCGTGGCGCTGCTATTGAGTTTTATGAAAGCATTCGCGGATTGCTCACACGTGACGAACCATCAACATTGGGCAAGGTCATGAGCTATCACGGGTATGCAAGTCTGTTTGTAGCTGACGCTACTCAGGTTCAAAAAATCGCACTGGCTTAGTCTGAAAGGCGGCTACCGCCGATGGCTACATACACAGTCACTTTTAAGCAACTGCTAGACAACTATGCAGTGCTACAAACACTGACCGACACTGAAATTGAGGTGGGGCAATCCATCACTGTTACAAATGTTGGTGCACCCTTTAACGGCACGTTCGTTGTCTATGCCATGCCCAAGTATGAGTACATCGGCATAGACACAGAAGGTGATTTGTTATTTGACGCAAATGTCAGCATTCCTAACCAGGTGCTGTTTGCTTGCACCGGCACAGATGTTGGCCGCATTGCATCGGCTGGCACGATTACCTATACGCAGGATTGCACGTGGATAAGCATTGCTCAGCTGGTCACATATTTGGGTGTAGAAATTTTAAGCCCTTCTGATGACTACACGTTGGCTACGCAGGCTCGAAACGCAGCCAACGATTTCTGCTATCGCCGCAGGCAAGAGTCTGGCTATTTTGACAGCCTTACAACTTCACCTGGGCACGATGTCACGCTGGGCACCCTGATGTATGCAGCTGCACTTTGGAGAGCTCGAGGCAGCGTTCAAGATACCTTTGCTACCTTTGACGGAATGGGCACTGCAAGCGTCTCTGCGATGACTCCAATCATTAAGCAGTTACTGGGCATCCATCGCCCACAGGTGGCGTAGTGCCCTACACAGACCTACTCAATGAAGCCATAGATGATGTGGCAGCCAAGATTGCCACAGTCTCTGGGCTAAGGGTCGTAACAGACCCCACAAAGATTGTGCCTAACTGCGTATTTATTGACGCGCCATCTTTCACTGCCTTTGCAGGCAACGGCAACATCCTCAATGTGACGTTCCCAATTAAGGTGCTCGGATCAGGCCCAGCCAACCTGCCGGTGCTACGACAGCTGTTAGACATCACAGCCAAAGTTATTTCCAGCAAAGTAATCGTAATGAATGGCCAGCCGACTGCATATCTCATCGGTGGTGCAGAATATCCCTGCTACGACCTAGTAGTATCCGTACAGGCACAGACAGCGTAAGGCAGAAAATGTACACAATAATTAGTTCAAGAATTGGCACACCAGGCGACAAATTTGAGCCTTCCGAGGGCACCAACATTGAAGCCCTTATTGAAGGTGGCTTTATCAAATCCGACAAAACCCCATCCAAATCTGCTAAAACAGAAGAAACATCTACAGAGGATTAAACCATGGCTTCAGCAACATACCTTTCAAACCCCGGCGTATTGATTAACAGTGTCAATTTGACGGACATGTGCACAAGCGCAACCGTTCGAAATCGCGCCGAGGCTCTTGAAAGCACTGCCTTTGGCAGCACATCAAGGTCGTACGTGGCTGGTCTTTTTGATCAGGAAATAGTGTTGGATTTATATATGTCGTATGCAGCCACCGAAACTTACGCAACACTTGCAGCTCTTGTCGGCACAGTTACCACTGTCAAGGTTGCAACAACTGACGCTGCTTTGACTACCGCTAGTGCGACAGCCCCTCGATTTGAACTAGTGGGTACGTATTTAGAAGAACTTCCAGTCATCGATGCAACATTGGGCGAGTTAAGCACCATTTCAATTACGTTTCGCGGTGGAGTTCTTTCCACCATTGTTTCTTAACTAAAACACAAAGGGAAACCCGACATGAAACTAGAGCTTAAAGCCGATTTAGGCGAAGGCCCATTTACAGTTACAACCAACCTTTGGTCTGTTACCCAATGGGAACGCAAGTTTAAAACCAAAGCGTCAGAGATGGCCAACGGCATCGGCATAGAGGACTTAGCGTTCCTTTGCTGGTGCGCCTGCCAAACCCACGGCATTGTTGTGCCAATCGTCTTTGATGACTTTATTAAGAAACTGGTCAGCCTGGACATTGTGAGCGAGGAAACAGAACGCCCTTTCTCCGAGGCACCTACCGACATTCTTTAGCGGGGGTGCTTATTGCCACAGGCTTCTGGCCACGTGAGATAGAGTTCACCATTGATGACCTCTCGACAGTCATCAAACTCATTAACGAAAGTCGAAAGTAATGGCCACCAACAGTGTTGAAGTTTTAGGTCTTAAAGAGGCGCTAAAAGAACTAAACACAATGGACAAAAAACTGCGCCGCGAAATCACCCGAGACTTTAAGCAGATTGTCCAGCCAGTAATTACGGACGCAAAAACAATGCTGCCTTCTGGAGCCCCATTATCAGGTATGGCTAGATCGTGGAAAGGCAAGTCGGGCGCTGACATTATGTCGTGGTCTGCTAACAGGGTAAGCAAAAACCTCACAGCATTTACAAGTGGCAAAAGCGTCAGGGAAGCGCCTAGTGGCAGAATGCAAAACCTGGGCATTTTTGGTGTCCGGTGGAAAAGCCCCCAAGCCACAATTTTTGACATGGGCCGTGAAGGCGTTTTAGGGCAAAACTTGACTGACCGTTTTGGCAATCCTTCCCGCGTTATTTACAGGGCCTACAGAGATGCCAGCGATGACGTAGAACGCCAAGTCAAAGAGCTGGTCAATAAAGTCATGAAACTAACTAACAATGCAATGAGGATTCAATGAGCGTCATTCTTAATATCGTCTCGGCTTTTGATGAAAAAGGCATAAAAAAAGCACGCCAGGCTTTTGCACAGCTTGAGACAAATACCCAGAAGGCGACCTATGCCTTAAGCAAATACGGTGGCCCTGCTGCTATTGCCGCTATTGGCGCTATTACTGCTGGATTAACTAAAGCCGTTAAGGCAGCTGCTGAGGATCAGAAAAGCCAAGAGCAGTTAAAGATTGCCCTTGAAAACACTGTCGGAGCTAACAAAGCCCAGGTGGCTGCCGTTGAGGATTCCGTGACGGCACTTATGTTCCAAACGGCTACGGCAGATGACGCTCTTAGACCAGCCCTTGCAAAATTGGTAAGAGCTACTGGCGATGTCACGCAAGCACAGCGCTTGCTGAAAATTGGGCTAGATGTGGCTGCAGGCTCAGGCCGTAGCCTCGAAAGCGTGACCACTGCATTGTCACGTGCGGCACTTGGCAACTTCACAGCTCTTACTCGACTTGGCATCCCTCTTGATCAGAACGCTGTTAAAGCCAAAGACCTAGACGGCGTGCTTAGCAGCCTGTCGGGTTCATTTGCTGGAGCTGCCACAAAGAACGCGCAAACCTTTGAAGGGCAAATTACTACTTTAAAGATTGCTTTAGGCGAGCTTGAGGAAACAGTAGGTAAGCAACTAATCCCAGTTCTAAGCGACTACGCCTCAGTCCTTGTCAATTTGACAACAGACACCGGAACAGCTGACACATCAACTAAAAAATGGTTTGGCCGTATCACCACCGGCATTGCCGTACTAGCAAAAAACACTCCTGCTCTTGGGCCGTTGCTAACTGCTATTGGTTTGGTCAATAAAGAAGTGGGCCAACAGGCTGACTATCTTAAGCGCCTTAACTCTCCTACTAGCAACGTCACTAAAGTTGTCAAGGAGCTGACAGTTGCTCAGAACGACAACACAGCGAAAACCAACGCGTCAAGTGTTGCCAAAGACAAGGCCTCAGCCGCAGCAAAGAAACACGCTGCCGCTTTAGCAGCAACAAAGGCTGCAGCCAAAGAAGCAGCCCAAGCCATTAAAGACCAGCTGTTAGCCGAACTTGACAAAGCCACAGCCAAACTAGAAACAGCTCAAAACGCTTTCGAAAATTTTGCTAAAAGTGTGGGCTCTGCCGTTACAGAATCGTTTGATTTTGGCAAGGCACAAGCTGAGGCTGCAGACAATGTTGCTGATCTAAAAGACGCGCTAGATGTGACTGGCAAACCTTTAACCTTCCTAGACGCGCTTGAGCAACAGGCACAGAAGGCTAAAAACTTTGGAGTCCTAGTTAATCGACTTATCGCTGGTGGCTTGTCAGAGGCGGCTTTGACGCAGGTGTTGGCTGCAGGTACTAACAGTGGCACTTTGATTGCTGAGGAAATCCTTGGCTCTGCTGATGGCATTTTGCGCACTAACACTTTGACTGAGGCCATGACTGCCTTGTCTGATCAGTTGGGCAAGAACGCTGCCACTAAGTTTTACAATGCCGGTGTCACGGCTGCGCAGTCTTATTTGCAGGGTATTCAAAGCCAGCTCGGTATTGCACCTGCTGCTATTTCGTCTGGTGGTTTCAGCTTTGATTTTGCAAACCTTTTAGCTGGTGTCTCGGTAGGTGGCCTGGGCACTTTGATGGCTGACGGTGGTGTGGTCACACGCGCTACGACTATTACGGCGGGCGAGGCTGGCCCAGAAGCCATTATTCCTTTAGATCGCATGGGTGAGTTCGGCATGGGTGGTGGCAACAATGTGACTATCAACGTGAACGGTGGCGACCCTAACGCAGTGGTGCAGGCGCTACGCACCTACATGAGGCAAAACGGCTCTGTGCCGATTAGAACAAACAACGCTTTCTGATGCCTAAGAATTACAAAGTCGAGTATTCAACTA